CGGGCCTTCTGTCCGAGCAGCGCACCCTGCTGAACTACCGCAAGGAGTTCCGCATGAAGCTGGCCCAGTGGGCTGCCCGCAAGATCGAGGAGTCGGTTATCCTCGGCCTGTCCGGTCTGACCAGCTACTACGGCAACACGCTGGACACCTACGGTCAGGGTTCGTCCACCACCAATACCGAGTCGTCGGTGTTCGGTAACTCAATTGCCACCTTCGACATCAACCACTGCGTTGCAGCCGGTGATGCCACGGCGGCAGTCACGGGCGCAACGGGCGTTGGTTCGGACGACGTGCTTACCGCACAGCTTCTGACCAAGCTCCAGACCATCGCTCTTGAGACGCTGGACACTCCGCTGGAGCCCCTGCGTATCGAAGGTGACGATGCGTTCATCCTCATGTGTTCGCATCAGGGTGTGGAGCAGCTTCTGTACGATCCTGACTTCGTGCAGGCGCAGCGTGCCAACACCTACAACAAGCAGAACCCCCTGCTGACCGGCGTCATCGGTAAGTTCGGGATGTTCTACGTCAAGCCCTACCCCAAGATGCTGAAGCCTTCGGCTAACGTGTCGCGTGCGCTGGTCCTTGGCCAGAATGCGCTGCACTTCTGCAAGAAGGACGACTGGACTTGGTGGGAAGGCTTCGAGGACAACGCCGAGCGCCGTAAGGTCATGGCCATCAGTGCGTTCCTCGGTATGGCCGCGACCAAGTTCAACAGCAGCCGTCGTAATGCCCTCGCCGTCGATCACTACGTTCGGTAAGGGAGGAGGAAGCTAGATATGTCTAAGTTCGTAAACGTGTCGCAGCTTTCGACGACTCAGCGTGTCCCCACGCTGATCCAGTGCGAAGTGCTGGCGGGTGATGCTTCGGCTACCTTCCGGTTGCCGATTGCGGCGGGTTCCCAGATTCATAAGGTGTCGTACATGATTACTCGTCCCTTCGCCGTTACGGCTGGGACGATTTCAAGCGCCACCTTGACAGTTGGACGCGCTTCGGCAGAAGGCAACACCGCAGCGGATTACACCGCTACGGCGTACTTCAATCTGAGCGCAGCCAACCTGTTCAACGGTGGCAGTCCGAACACGGCTCCACAGGTTTCGTCGGCGGCTCCGTTTGTCAGTGCGTTTGACACCGCACTGTCTGGCGCAGCCACCCCGATTGCGTGTGGTGACGAGTTCCTTACTGTGGTGTGGAGCAAGGGCGACGCTGCTCTGGGCCGTATCCTTATCTTCGTGGAACTGTCGCAGGTTCCTAACGACGGTATCGAGCCGACCCGGGACGGGCTGCCTTTGGCTGCCTCGCAGTACTAGGAGGTTGACCAGTAATGGCTGACCTTTCGACTCGTATCGCCAAGCGATTTTCGCTTGGTAGCGGTAATCCCAATTCCGCAGACACTGTGTTTGCAAACGGGGTGACCGTGAATCTGGCTACGCAATCTCTGCCTATTCAGGGCGGTCAGATTGGGTACTTCGGTGGCGCGCTTCTGGTAGTTACCACGGGCGCGTTTACCGGCGCCGGCTCTATCGTAGTCAAGTTGCAGGGTTCGTTGGATAACTCCAATTTCTTTGACATCTTGACTGTCGCGACGGAAGCTACGTCCTACCCTACGGTGTCAGCAAGCACCAAGGTTGGGATTTCAATTCCGGGGCCGCTTCCTCAGTACGTCCGAGCCAAGACCGGAGCCAAGACCGGAACGGTCAACTCGCTTGCTGATGGCGTGTCGGCTGAAGTCGTGGTCATCGGCTAAGGCAAGCAAACTGGGGGAGGGGGTTACAATCTGTAGCCTCCTCCCTTAGTATTGTTCCAAGGAGACTCTCACAATGCCTCGTCCGTCGTACTGTACCTACACCTTCGTAGGTATTCCTGCCGAGTCGGCGGGTGTTGGTTACTACACGACCACCCAGACCGGCACGGGAACCAACCTGTCCATCAACCATGACGTGTTCGGGCTGGACACGCACACCGGGTTCTTGGAAAAGGCCACGCTGATTGTCGAGCAGGCCGTAGGCGGCTCAGGCAACAACGCGGGCAACAAGTTCACGTTCACGTTGCAGACCGGGCGCACGTCGTCTGGTCCGTGGCTGACGGTCCCGTTGACGGCGACCGTCGAAATCACCACGAATGCGGCCACCACCATCGGCGCGAACGCCGCAGGCCCCCTGTCGGGCTATGTCCGCGTGGTGGCTACCGCAACGGGTACCCCTCAGGCCCAGTTCACGGCCTACGTCATCGCGGGCGGCTAAGATGCGGACCAAGAAGGTTGTCTACACCGGGCGGCGTGGCAAGATCGCCCGTCTGGGGCATAGCTTTGAGCGGGGCGTTCCGAAGGATGTTCCGTGGGACATCGCCATGCGGCTGATTGTCCACTACCCTCGGGAACACGAGGTCGTCTGGGAGGGTCGTCTTGAGGATTCGCTCGTCGAGACGGTCCCACCGGAAGTCGCGGATACCCCTGTCGCTGTTGCACCGGACGTGGTGGATGAGCCTGCTCCTGCCATCGAAGCTGCGCCGGACCCTGCACCTCGTCGCGGTAGGCCCAAGAAGCCTGCGCCGTCGCGGTAAGGACGGAGGAAGCAAGGTATGGCTACCCTAGCGGAACTCAGGCGCAAGGTTCAGACGCGCCTGCGTGACTGGGGTGGCGACCTGTGGGACGAGTTCGAGCTGAACATCCTGCTCAACGAAGCGCAGGACCAGTTCACTCGCGACACGCAGTACCTTCGGGCTGTGGACATCATCCGGGTCTATCAGGGCGAAGGACTCTACACCATCACCGCGCCAGCGAATCATCGGGTCGGCAACGTGATGAGTGCTGTCTACTTCGACGGTGTGCGGGATGACGTGCCCCTGTCGCCCGTCACGCTGTCCCAGATGCAGTATCTGGACCCAGACTGGCGGCATCGGACGACCGGACGCCCGCAGTACCTGATTCGGAACTACAACCCTTACCAAGAGGGTGTAGCGTCGAACAACAGCATCTACATGTATCCGGTGCTGGAAGACCCGATTACCACGTCGCCGGTTACGGAGACTCGGACGATGACGGGTGCGGGCACCAAGTTGTATCTGGGTGATGCTTCCCTGTACCAAGTGACCAGCGTTGTCAATGCCAGCACCGGGTCCACCTACACTGTCGTCACTAACTACACGGTCGGCACGAACTACATTGAAAACGTCAACATCCCCGACGGAACCGCGTTGACGATCACTTACACCGTCTACCCGTGTCTGCGCGTGACCTACGCGCTGGTCACGGACGGGCAGATGACGGATGACAGCACCGAGATGGCTCTGCCCGAAAACGTAGCCGAAGAAGCCCTCATCAACTACGCCGTGGCTGAAGCCCTGACACGCCGCCAGCTTGAGAATCCAGACAAGGCATCCCTGCTGGCAGAGCAATCCAAGTTCTACCGAGAGAAGTACACCGACCGGATGATCCGGGCATCGGTGGAATCCAAGGTCGGCTTCAGCAAGGGCTTCGCCAACTCTCGGGGGTACTGGGTCTAATGGCCACCCTGACGACGCTGCTGGCCGACACGCGCAACCTGCTGGATGACAACGCCACCATCAAGCGGTGGTCGGATGCGTTCCTGACGCAGTACCTGAACGAGGCTCAGTACGAGTTCAATCAGTTGACCCAGCTTTACAAGACCACGCAGGATGTCAGTCTTGTATCCAACCAACGGGAGTACGCATTCAGTAACCTGATTGGTCCGATTCTTCGCGTTGAGACGTTCAAGTCGGGCACGCCACCTACCCGGGCAAACTTGAACCTGACGACCGAGGAACGGCTGGATACGCTGAAGCCGACGTGGTTCACAGAGGCTGCTGTATCTACGGCGCCAACCCGTTTCATCCGATCCAAGCTAGATTACGACACGATCATCGTCTACCCGACGCCCAACGCATCTGCGGTTTTAACCTACGGATTTCTTCGAGCCTACGGTGCAGGTCTACCGCCTACACTAGTCGCGTCCACCTACGAAACCCCAGACATTCCGACTCAGTACCATCAAGCCCTGCCTTATGGGGCGGCGTACCGGGCGTTGCTGCTGAACCAAGACGCCGACTCTATGACGCTTGCAAATGCTTACAAGACTCGGTTCAACGAGTTCGCAGCTATGGGCCAAGCCGACAACAAGGTGAGTTTGACCAGTGGCACAACCATTCAAGGTACAGTATGACGATTTTGGTGGCGGCCTTAGCCTTCGCTATGCTGCTCACCTAATCGAAAAGAATCAGGCTGTCGTTGCCAAGAACGTAGACATTCAGGATCGGTACCTGCAAGGTCTGAAGGACTTGGGTAGCTCAGTTGCTACGTTCGCCACAACCGGACCCAAGTGGCTTTGGTACAGCCCTGCTGGCTCGTTTGTGATTGGCTCGTATGCAAGTGAGACCCGGTTTGCATTGACAGACGGCCCAAAAGTTTACGCTACGATTGAAAATCAGCGGCCTGCTGTAAACAGCCCGTCTGGGTCGTACTCGTTGGGCATCGTGCCGCCAGACGGCCTCGCGTACAGCACAACGCCGTCCGCTGGTAAGCAGGTCGGTACTTACAAGTACGCCTTTACGTTTGTGACCGCGGATGGGATCGAGTCTAACCCGCAAGACTTTGATTTGACGCTGGTGCTTACGTCTGCGTCGTATGTGAGCTTTTCTGAAATTCCAACAAGTTCAGATGCCCGTGTGGTAGCTCGTCGCATTTACCGATCACTGGCCAACAGCACTGCGATGTTTTTCTTGTACGAGATACCCGACAATACGACTACCACGTTTACGGACGATTACCCAGATGGTCGGCTGGACCTTACTCGCCCCCTGACATGGAGCGATGGCGGGTTTCCGGGCAGTGGTGGCGTATATGTGGAGGACCACAGCATACCGCCGACGCTTGCAGTCTTGTCCACCGGCCTTCACTCTGTGGCGGGGTCAACCGGGCGCAGCGGATCAGGCATCTTGTTTGGTGCCGTGGGTGCAACAGTGTACTGGTCGGCTCTTGGGTTTCCCGACTACTGGCCCATCGTCAACCAGTTCTCACTAGCCGAAAATGTTGAAAGCATCGTGTCCTACGGTGGGGCCACGTTTGTCTTCACGCCAAACTTCATCTACCAAGCCCGGGGCGACTCGGACGACGCCATCAGTTGGAATCGCACCAGCGCCGCGTTCGGCGTGCGGAAGGGTTACGGCAGGTTCACCACACCCACGACACAAGGCATCTTGTTCTTTGCACAAGACGGGCTGGCGGTGTTCGATGGTTCGAGCGCCCGGCTGGTGGCCGAGAACAAACTTCCTCGCGGTTACTTTGACAGCCTGACCATCAACGCGGTCGGGTTCTTCCGTAATCGTTTCCACGTCTTTACCAACAATACCGGGGACACCGCCACCCTTATCTTCGACTTCCGAGACGGTATCGGCAACCCCATCATCACGTCCTCGACGCACCTGATCTCGGCAGCCCACGTTGCCAACTATGCCGAACCCGTGACGGCAGACGTGCTCCCCCAACTGCCGTCCAGCGTGGGATCGATCAAGGTGTCGGTGCCGGGCTCGTACAAGGTTGTGGATACCGGCACCTACGCGATTACGCTGTCTGTCACCGCCGCCCCGTCAGGAGGGACCAATGCTACGGCGGCGGGCCTGTTTGGTGTGGACCGTATTGCGGTTCGGTCTGGTGGGTCAGGGTACACGTCCGTGCCTACTGTTCGTTTCACCCCGCCTGCTGGCGGCGGCAGGGCGCCCAAGGCTGTTGCGTCGGTGGCAGGCGGAAAGGTTCTTGCCATTACGGTTACGGACTCGGGCGACGGTTACACGTCCGCCGAGATGGCGAGCAGCAGCACCTTCGGACCGGCAATCATCACTTTGGATGGGGGCGGCGGGTCTGGCGCTACGTTCGACTTGTACACCAAGTTTACGGGCGTCACGATGACCAATGCGGGCGCAGGCTACACTACGGCGCCTGTCGTCACGGCCAGTATCGCGGCAGGCGGCACGACCAGTTTGGCTGCTCAGTTCGTTGCGGACCTTGAACCGCAGTCCTACAAGGATGCGGCGCTTGTTCGTCTTGGATCGACTTTGTACCGGATTGGGGGCTTTATGCTCAAATCCCCTGACCCAAGTCAGACCCCCGTGCAAACGATCGATACCTACAATACCGGCACGTCGGCATGGGCTAGATCAAGCGTGGCCTACCCTTACACTCTCGTTGGGCTTGCGGCTGCGGACAATGGGACAAATACTGCTTATATCGCAGGTGGTGGAAGTGACATTGATACTGCGGTCAGTGCTGAACTGTATTACTTTAACGGTTCCGCTTTTACGCTGCGGTCACCGAATATGCCCGCTGCCTTGGCATACGGCTCGCTCAGTCTTTTCCCTTTCGACGTAGTGTACTACATTGGCGGGGTCACTACCGGAAGTGGGTTTATTTCCGACAAGGTGTACAAGTACGATCCGAACGCTGTGGGCGGCGCTGCGTGGTCTTCGTATTCCTTGATTGCAGGAGTCACTCCTTATTGGATTGCCTACCATACCGCAGCCGTAGTCGGAACCAAGATTTACATATTTGGTGGTATGGTCAGCACCACGTCCAATACGCTATCTAATGCGTCGTTGAACTCGAACGTGCTGATTTGGGACACGTCTAACAGCACCCTAACGATAGACAGTTCAGGTCCTGCTGTGGGTTGGACAGGTCGGCAGTTTGCCCAGTCTGCGGTATACGGCGGAAAGATTTATGTGTACGGCGGTCTTGGGTCAACCGATCCGGACAGTCTGGGGAATGTGTTGTCTGACCTCTGGATTTACGACCCCGCCGGAACCCCGGGGTCTAGTACAACGCCGACTTGGACACAATGCCGCACGGGTGAGGTCATCAACGCACAGGCTCGTGCCCGCGCTGCCTATGCTTACAACTCGACTACCGGAACCATGTATGCCGTTGGCGGCCAGACTAGTTACTCGCTCTTCGCCAGCGACGCCGTGTCTATTCCGCTTGCACAGGCGTCTGACTGCTCAGGCACCCCGGGGCTGTACGTCATGGAAACCACCGGCACGAGCGTCAAGTTGTTCGAGGGCGGCAACCGAATGTCAGACTGGGTGTGGCAAGGTCGGCGGGAAGTCGGAACCATCCCCGGACCGAAGATGACGTGGATGCGGGCGCGTGCGATGGTCAATGACAGCGTGAGTATCGGCGCTCAATTTCAAGACGGGGTGTCCACCGGCACTTGGGACACCTACAACACGACTGCCGCAGGAACGACCGGCCTTGGTTCTCAAGTGCGGTTCTGGTTCCCGTCCCGCGCCAACGGCGCCAACAACCCCGTCCCCATCGGACAGTGGATCGGCTTGCGCTTGAAGGCCAACAGTAGCACGACTGCACAGGTTTACCGCGTCGAAATTGACGCTAAGATGGACACTGATGGCGGGTAACATCAACCCCACGAGTTGGATTCGGGTGCCCAATGGTGGGACGCCTGAACTGCCGTCTGTCTACACGGCGATTCGTGAGGCGCTACAAGAATCCGCCGATGCTGCCAAGAATCTTCAGTCTCAGATCAACGGCCTGAAGCCGTCTACTTCAACCTCGACCACGACGACCATTATTTCGGGCGACGGTGGAGGCGGTGGCAGCGGAGGCGGATCTGTCACGTCTGTGGGGTTGGACCTGTCTACAGAGGCTGCTGCGGTCTTTGGCGTGACGGGTAGCCCGGTGCTTACTGCTGGCACCATCACGCTTGGCTTGGACACGCAAACCGCCAATACGGTCTTCGCCGGGCCGACGACGGGCATGGCCGATGAACCCACGTTCCGGGCGCTGGTGGCGACAGATATCCCTGACATCAGCGCCACCTACCTGACTGTCGCCACGGCGGCCTCGACGTACCTCACACAGTCGGCTGCGGCCTCGACTTACCTGACTCAATCGGCGGCAGCGTCAACGTACCTTACGCAGGCCAATGCAGCCTCGACTTATCTGACGCAAGCAAACGCCGCCACAACGTACTTGGCTCTTTCGGGCGGCACGCTGACGGGCCGGCTGAACCTGCCGGCCTCGGTGGCGACTACCAACGGCGCCAAGTTCAATCTGGGTTCCGGTGCGACGCCTACATCGTTCGCTGACGGTGACGTGTGGGTTACGGCTACCGGTATCAACGTGCGCGTGGCTGGCTCCAGCTTGAGGTTGTTCCCCTACGAGGGCGGGCAGTTCGACGGCACCGTCACGACCAAGGCGGGCACGACCTCCGCAGCCGGCCTTATCCTTGCGTCCGGCACCAACCTGACAACCCCCGCAGCAGGGGCGGTCGAGTTCGACGGGTCGAACCTGTACTTCACGCCGTCCAGCACCCGCAAGACGGTGGCGTTCACCGACAGCAACATCACGGGCACCGCTGCCAATGTCACGGGCGTTGTGGCACTGACAAACGGAGGCACCGGCAAGAGTCTGACGGCTGCCGATGGGGGCATCGTCTACAGCGACGCCGACTCGATGGAGATACTCGCTCCCACCGCCACCGCCGGGCAGGTATTGCGATCTGGCGCCAGCGCCGCGCCGTCGTGGTCCACGGCGACGTATCCCGCCACGACAGCGATCAATCAGATTCTTTACTCGTCGGCAGCTAACACGATCGCAGGACTGGCGACCGCAAACAATTCCGTGCTGGTCACTAGTGGCACAGGTGTGCCCTCGTTGGCTGCGGATATTCCGACCGGTGTCACTATTGGAACCAAGTACATTTACCGCGTTGACGGGACCGACGTGGCAATCGCCGACGGTGGCACGGGTGCGTCTACCGCAGTTGCGGCGTTTAACGCCCTGTCCCCGCTGACGACGCTCGGTGACACGCTGTACAACGACGGCACGAATGATGTGCGGCTTGCAGGGAACACCACAACAACTCGTAAGTTCTTGCGGCAGGTTGGTACCGGGTCTGCGTCGGCGGCGCCGGTCTGGGACACCCTGACTGCCGGCGACATTCCCAGCCTGAGCGGCACCTACCTACCGCTGGCGGGCGGAACAATGTCCGGTGCCATTGACATGAACTCGCAAGGCATTACCAATGCCGGCCTTTCGACGTTCAAGGGCATCCGGTCTTACTCAAGCAGTGGTGGAGGATCAGGAACCAATGGCCGCTATGCGCCCGTAGTTATCGTTTCCATTACGGGAAACTTTGCCAACGTCGGACTTACGCTTGCTGTTTCAGATGGGTCTTCGAGCGGAGACAGCACAGCACTGGCGGCGGCTCTTGTGCGTCTGCGCGTGAAACAACAAAACGTCATGGGTGGGGCACCGTATGTTGATGTGGACGTAGTAGCAGGTGCGTCGGATGATTGGGACACTGATAGCTTCATCTTCATCACGACGACTAACACGGTAAGTTTGACGGAAGGCACGCTTTACATTGAGCAGCCTTACCAGTTCACCAACATCACAGCCAGTGTCATTGACTACGCTGTCTCTGCAAACGCCTCGTACACGCTGTGTACTGCGTCCACAACACCTACGAACACCCTAGTGGCCCCGGCCTCGCTTCCGGCGGGCACCCAGACCAAGCCTGTAGCGATGATGCTGGGCGGCGCGTCGATCCTTCGGTTTCTTACTGGGTCCGCCGAAAGGATGCGGGTTACATCTGCCGGAAACGTCGGCATCGGCACCGCGCCCTCCTACCGGTTCCACGTTGACCAAACCTACACCAGCACTGCTGGAAACATTACCACTCGGTTTGGGTCATCTGTCTCGCCCGCAGCGACAAACGCTAATACGCAGTACGGGCTTTTCAACACTCTTACGATGAACGCCAACGCGACAGGCGGCGGTCGGGCCTTGTACTCGATTGTCCAGCACCGAGGAGCTAGTAACACAGGCGTTCTGTCTGCCGGCTTATTCGGCATCGACAACAACGACGCAACCACGATGGGGTCTACCATCAGCGACGCCGTGGCCATTTATGCGCTTACGCCAGCACAAAACGCCATGGGCGGCACGATCACCAACAGCTACGGACTCTACATTCAGGCGCAGTCTGGCACGAACATCACCAACTCCTATGGTGTCTACCAAACGGGCACGTCGGACATAAATTACTTTGCCGGAAGGGTCGGCATCGGCACCACCAGCCCCGGAACGCTGCTGCATCTTGGCGCGGGCACGGCGACCGTTGCACCATTCCGTCTGACTTCGGGCATCAACCTGACTACGGCTGCCGCAGGCTCAATGGAGTTCGACGGGTCGAACCTGTACTTCACACCTGCGACTACTCGTAAGACCGTGGCGTTCACCGACAGCAATATTACAGGGACCGCAGCTAACGTCACGGGCACTGTAGCCACCGGCAACGGCGGTACGGGTCTGACTAGCATTGGTTCCAGCAACCAAGTACTGGGCGTGGACAGCGGCGCCACTGCTCTTGAGTACAAGACCGTTACTGCCGGCACCGGCATCAGCATTTCGCACACCGCCGGGGCGATCACGATTACCAATACGTCGCCGAGTTCCGGCGGCACGGTAACGTCAGTTACGGCGTCTTCTCCACTGGCCTCCAGCGGCGGCACCGCGCCGGACATTTCGCTTGGCACCGTAGGCGTCGCCAACGGAGGAACCGGCCAGACCTCGTTCTTGGCAGGGCAGATCCTGTACGCCTCTGCAACTACCACGATTGCCGGATTGTCCGTAACAGCGGGCGGCATGCTGTACGGCGGCGCTACGGCCCCAGCCTACACGGCCACAGCCGACCTGACGTGGGACAACACGAACAAGCGACTGGGTATCAGCCAGTCAAGCCCGTCGTACAAGCTGGCCGTGACTGATAACAACGCCGCATTGACAGGCAGCAATAGGGTTGTGTCCCTCACTTCCACTATCTCCAATGCGGCTAGTAATTCCAATACTCAGTACGGCCTTTACAATTTCCTGTCCGTTGGCAATAACATTACGGGCACGCCGCACGGCATTTACAGCATCATCGACAAGTCCGCAGGGGCAAATACCGCTAATCTTAATGCAATTTCTGGCCAAGCCACCATGGGCGTGGCAGGCATTACAGTAACAGCCGCTGCGGCGCTGCGGGCAGTATCTCCCGCTGTCACGCTCGGCACGTTTACTAATGCTTACGGCCTGTACATTGAAACTCAAGACACGGCTAATGTCGGCACAGGCTATGGTATTTATCAAGCCAGCACCGCAGACCGAAATATCCTTGCTGGTAATGTTCGTATCGGCAGTACATCGGTTGCAACAAACGCACTGGACGTAACCGGCGCCGCTACGGTCTCCGGTAACTTTGTTGTAGACAGCACTACTTTGTATGTGGACGCCACTAACAATCAAGTAGGCATTGGGATTGTACCTTCGTTCCCATTCCATTTTGATGTTTCTTCCACGGACACGGCGGCCAACGCTTTCAAGCTCCGGTCAAACTGGACGTTGGCTCCTGCAAGCGCGTCTGCGGTTTCTCAGTACATGTCGTATCAAACGGCAACGACGACAGGCGCCAATTTTACAGGCAACCTAATCGGCCATAACGTCGAGGTGAGCCACAATGGATCGTCTAATGTTTCCGCGTATATTGCCTTGCTAGGAAAAGTTGATCTGGAAAACACCGGCAATATGACAGCGGCCTACGCTTTTTACGCAGACTCCCCGGGCAGAACAAGCACCGGCACGATTTCGACAGCGGTCGGTTTGTATGTGGCGTCACAGACTGTCACAGGCGTTACTACGCCTCTTGGTATTTACCAAGTCGGCACTAGCGATAAGAACATTCTTGCAGGCGGCACACGGATCGGTAGTACTTCGGCTCCCACAAACGCGTTGGACGTGACGGGTGCCGTTACAATTTCCGGCAACCTGACTGTTGATAGCCCTACGTTCTTTGTCGATTCCTCCAACAATCGCATCGGCGTCGGCACCCTTTCGCCGTCAGTGTTGGCTGATTTCGTCCAAAGTCTTGCGGGTGACGCTCAGATTAGGCTGAACAACAGTAACTCTGCGACTAATGCCCGCATGACTTATCTGCTTGCCAACGGCTCTGTAAATGCAGGCTTTGAGCTTACAGGAGCCAGCTTCACCACCTACCCCAGTCGGGCAAAGGTTTACAACGGTGGCGCAGGCGGTCTTGTCATGGAGTCCGACAACGCTGCCGGATTTTTCTCGGTGTCCACGGCGGCTGTCTACCCCACGGGCGAGCGGCTGCGAATCAACTCTAGCGGTGTTGTTATTATCGGCGGTGGTGAGTCTGGTACGACTCCGACCGGCAATACCCTTCGCGCACCGTCCGGTACAGGTACCAACATCACTGGCGGCACCCTGACAATTACGGCAGGCAACGGTACTGGTCTGGGCGGCAGCGGCTCGATCATCATGCGGACGGCCCCGGTCGGTGTGACAGGAAGCACCGCTAACACGATGGTGGATCGAGTCACGGTTACCCGAGCGGGAAGCGTGGTTATTGGTGATGCGGCGCTGGCCACAAACGCTACTGACGGGTTCTTGTATATCCCTTCGATGTCTGGCACACCCACAGCCGCGCCGCCCACAGCACATACGGGCCGAGTACCTATCGTGTTTGACACCTCGTCTTCCAAACTTTGGGTTTACAATACAGCTATTGCCGCGTGGCGGCAGATTGCACTTACCGTTTAGGAGGACCCCATGAATCTGGACGAAGCCATCAAGAAGACCGAGGAGTCTGTGCAGGCCATCGCCGCTCGGCTGGGCGAGTTGCACGAACTACTTGAACAGACCCGCAAGCAGCGTGATAATGAAATGGCAGTGCTGCAAGCTCTGCGTTTCGCCAAGCAGCAGGCCGACAAGCCCGAGCCTGTGGCGGAGGTCGAAACCCGGGAGGGCTAATGGCTTACCAAACCGACCCCACGACAGGGGAGCGATACTACGTCCCTGACGTGTATCGCCCGACCTACCGGCTGACGGACGACTTCTTCGGGTACCGCAAGGGCACCGCTGTCGATCCGAACGCCGGGCTGTCCGGCTTGGTATCCGGGGCAGGCACAGGCGCTGCATTAGGTAGCGCGATCATGCCCGGTATCGGCACTGCTGTGGGTGCCGGTCTGGGTGGCCTTATCGGTGGGTTCGCTGGTTACTTTGGCGGCGGCCAAGAATTGGAAGCCACGCAGCGTGAACAGGAAATCCAAGCACAACTGGCTTTGGAAAACCGCCGTCGCATCTTGCAAGGGTTCCGGGATCGGGAAGCTGCGATTGAAACACAGCGTCAGATCGCCGAGCAGATGAACCCGGGCGAGGCGATTTACGGAACCGAAGGGCGAGCCGGGATGTTGCAGATGCAGCAGGCCCAGCTTGCCCAGCAGATGGCGGCACAAGGCGCTCGTAATCGCGCCTCATTGGCATCCCGAGGGCTACTGGGCAGTGGGATGGAGGCCGCCACTTCGGGGGCACTGGCGGGCCAGCAGGCCACCGCACAGGCCCAGCTTCAGGCAAACGCTCTGACGCAGTATCAACAGCAGATGCAAGAGCGTCAGCAGCGAATCGCCCAGACCACCATGCAGCAGGCAGAACTGTCTGCCGAGCGTGAACGGGTGCTGGCGGATATCAACACCGCGATGGCACAGGGCGATATGGCGAAGGCTCGCCAGCTTGCTGCGCGTAACCAAGCCTTGCTCCAAGCGGGGTTGCAGGGTCTTTCGGTTGGCCTTGGGGCGTACCAGCAGTCTCAGGATCGAGAACTGGCCAAGACGCAGCGCAAGGAGGATCAGGAGTTCCTTGCCAAGCTGTTTGGTGGCGGAGGTGCGGCGGCTGCGCCCGCTGCGGCGACGAGCGCTGCCGCACCTGCTGCGGCGGCGGTGACAAACGCTGCCCGAGGGCTGATGGCCACTCCGGGGCCGAACACTGTCACGTACGATCCGTATGCGACGCCGGTTGAGCGCCCTCGACCCATGCTTCCCGTCCCGGTTGGAGGACTCGACCAGCCGCTGATTATGAGGTCGTCCGGTAAACTCGGAAACATGGAATTCGTCCCGGCGATTTATCCCGGCGCCCTTTCGCAATTAGGACCATACAGCGAAGACTCGCCCGGCACGACTAGTGGCGCGTCTATTCCTTACATGCAAGGGGGTCAAGGAATGCGAAATCCCATTCCGGGTCCGCTTAATGTTCCGAAGACCCCGAAGTCTAATAAGAAGGCATCTTCCGGCTTGTCCGATCTGGTGTACGGCTAATGGCACAGCAAGAAGAAGATCAGCTAGGGCTGCTGCCCGCGATGTCCATGGGACCATCCGGGTACGTGCCACCGATGGTGGCCTCGCTGGGCTCCGGTCTGGCGGGCGTTGCGTCACAGCAGATGGCGTTGCAGCAGCAACTGGACCAGAAGGAAGAACAGCGTCGTAAGGAGCGCGAACAGAAGGCGCAAGAACGCGGCAAGCTGATGCTTGAGGCTGGAAAGAGCGTCCGCGACGCTGATATGGCCGCACGTGGGTTGGGGCTTCAGTTTGGAGCCGAACTTATCAAACCTGAAGCGTTCAAGCAGAGTTTTGAGCGTGAGACCCAAACCGAAGCGCAAGACCAGTTGCTGAAGTTGCTGGGGCTTAAGGGACTTACTACCCCTTCCGCACAGGCTCTCATTGAGTCGTATCGCCCTAGATTGTCACCAGCCATGCAGGGTGTTCAGTTGGACATCCAGCCGGACTTGCCGCAAAAGCGCGCAGCTACCATGAGAGAACTGAAGAGCGCCGAGGACAATGCAAGAGCGCTTCTTACACAGAACCGTATTTCGCAAGACGAGTTCAATCGCGTATCCGGTGCCATAGCCAACTTGAGAACAGGCGTGTCCACCGCTGCGGATGCGGAAGCCATGGACTCCTTGATGGCTACCGGTCGATCGAACCTGCTCTTGAAGACAAGAACGCCGAGTAAACAGAAGTTCAGGGTGGGTAATGGATTGCTCATCAAGTACGAGGAGAGAATCGATCCCGCCACGGGTAACACGATAGTCGTGGAGCTTAGCCGCGAAGACCAGTCCATGAATGCAGCCCGCCGGGCCGCCCTTGGGCTTGCAGGCGAGCGACTCGCAATTGCGAAGCAGAATCTTAAGTTGGCGGGACAGCGGCTTGGGCTGGCCACGGACGCAGCGGACAGGGCGGATGCCACTTCGGTTCTGGCTGTGCTTCGTGCGGTAGACCCTGTGTTTCGTAACGAGAGGGGTGCCTACAACGAGGCGACAAAGCGGGCCAAGGCGCGACTGGCTCAGAAGCACAGCGCAGGTCTTAACTCGATCAATCCGGTCGAGAAGGCGCGAGCTAACGCCGCTGTGGACGAGGAGCTTCCCGTGGCCATTGAAGAAGAACTGTCCACTATGGGACAGAACGCACTCAGTGTTGAGAACCTGACAAAGAATCCCGCCGCTGTAAAGTACTTGCGCAGCTTCCTTAAGAGCAAGACGGCCCTGCCGGCGGCCAAAGCTGCGACAGGAGCGGCAGGAGCGCGTCCTGTGAGAGGCCGAGTGCCCGTGCCGGCGGGGCCTGTCCGTCCGCCCACCACCGTCAATATCACCATTCCGCGGTTTAAGCCACGGGGGTAGCATATTGACCGCAGGCTCGTGGGCGTTAAACTAGAGTCATGCGGCCTAACATCTCGCCGACCCCGGGCGACCCGGGCGACCTTCTGGCAACCGGCTCTGTCGGCGGTCTGATGCCTGCCGTCACGCCGACGCCAGAACCTACGCCGCTGTTCACGCCGCAGCCGCTTACGCCTCCTCCGGGTCTTGCGGCCACCCCAAAGGCAACACCCACGCCTGCGGTGCCGAAGCCCTCACCCGCGCCTGCGCCCCCGAAGCCGCTTAAGTCTCCCGCCAAGCCAGCCGCGATTGATAACGTCAAGCTGTTTGATGAGGCCATGACTGGCGTGGCCTCACGTCTTCGCACGTCCGCCAAGCAAGCGCCGTACATGCAGGCGATGGGGGACAACCTCGACGAGCTTCGCAAGACCACGCTCGGCAACCGCAAGGACCCACGCTCGTTGGTGAAGTTCGGTCGTACGCTGGGTGAGTACGTCAACTACGTCGAGAGTACTGTTCTTCAGCAATTGGATGAGCAGGCCGACCTGTTCGATCCTGCTGAGTTCACCAAGTTCCGAACCAATTTCACGCTTGGCATGGAGCCCCTCAAGAATATTGCTAGGCTCGCCCTCAAATCAGCGTCGCCTACGTTCTCGCCCGATGTCGAACTGACCAAGGCAGAACAGGCGCTGATGAACTGGAAGGTCGGCGCGATGGCGTCCGGCATGCCCTTGGTCACGGGCACGTCCTACCTTGCTGAGAAGGTGACAGGCGAGCCCTTTACGACAGGCCCGTTGTTTGAGCCAGACCCGACGATTCAGGGTCTGGGCCAGCTTGCGGGCCTTACTGCCGAACTGCTTGGAACTCGCGGTGTGGGTGTGGCCGCCACGGTTGCCAGTGCGCCGTTCAGGGCGGTTGCCGGTACGGGCATGCTAGCCGGCAAGTTGGTAGGCAAGGGCGCTGAAGCCATTCTTCGCAAAGTCGCACCGAATCTGGCGCAAAAGACCATTGGCGGCAAGGCTATCATTGCGCCAGCCGCCGCACAGGGCGCTCGGGTCGCCCCGGGGCTTGTATCCGACATCGCAGGTGTGGCCGGCTCGGGTGCTGCGATTGCGGGAATGGGTGCCCTTGTTCCGAATCTGGTGGAAACGTCGCGTCCCATGATGACGACGTACGATCCGACGAGTGGACAACTGATTCAGGAACGAGCGCCGAAGAAGTCGGCGGAGGAGATCCGCAAGACCACCCTCATGGGCGGCGTGTCTGCCGGTCTTGGCCGCGCTGCCCTTGCGCCGTTTGCGCCGGCAACGACAAAGCTCGGGCAGGCTGCACAGGAGGTGGCCGAAGAAGCGGTCAGCACGGTGCCCGACTTCGTGCAGGCGTACCTTACAGGCGAGCCGCTGGACCTCGTGGCCACCATGGCCGGCATCCTTGCATCCGGGCCGATTGGTGCGGCGGTGGGCGAGGCTCCTGCTGCCGGAGCGGCGGACACGACTACGACTCCTCCTGCGCCTTCCGAGGCCGATTTGCAAAACGCCGTCAACAGCGCTCTCGGTGTGGGTGCGGTGTCGCCGGAACCGACAGCGGCCCCCGCGCCCGCCGCTCCGCGCCCTGTGCCTCCCGATGTTCTTCGTCGAGTCGCCGCAACTCGGGCCAGTCTCGAACAGCAGCGCACGGTTTATGAGGCGTATCTTGCGGACCCGGCTGCACCGGAAGATGCCAAGACTGTTGTCCAAGCCACATTGGAAGGTATTCAGCAGCAACTCACTCGTATGGATGAGCGGCTGGCATCTTTCGGGATTGACCCTAACAACATCCAGCCGCCTCCCGCTGCGGTCGAGGCCAAGGGTCTTACGCCTCCTCCCGCCAGTGTGTCGGGTGGCAATGTCATGTTCGGCCTTCCGCGAGGCGGCGGGAACTTCCCCGTGCAGTTTGCGGACGATGTGGACAAGGCCCTGTACCTCCTCCAGAGCAAGCAGGTTGGGTCACAGGCCAAGAAGAAGGAAATCCTGAACTGGCTGATGTCCGTCACGGGCAAGACCGAGGCAGAACTTCTGGAGGCGTCAGACCTCGTTCGGGATCAAGTGGCGCTTACCGCCGCTCGCCGACCCAAGACTGAACTTGGTCCAATCGTCAGCCCCAAGTCTCCAATTACTTTCCAAGCTCCCGAAGCGCCTGCGACGGAGACTACTGCGGGGCGAGTGCCGCCTACGCCGCAAGCTCCGGCAGGCCAAATCCTGATTGAGGACCCTGTTCAGCTTCAGTTTGCACGGAAGCTCGTTCAGCGAGTTCGCACTGGGTTCAAGGGCGTAGATACCGCTGAGAAGGGCGACCGTCGCCTGCGTCGGCTGGTGGACGATAACGGGCACACCAACGCATCCGCAGCCGACCTCAAGGCCACGTACGGATTTACGGATGAAGACTTGGCGGTGCTGGGTCTTGGTCAGCCGGGCGGCGCACCTCCCCTTCCTGCCCAGACGATGCCCACGTTGCCTGAAGCGCCTGAAGCACCTGCTGCTGAAGCGCCTGTAACGCCCGAAGCTCAGGCCCCCGAAGCAGCACCCGTCACGCCCGAGGCTCCTGCGCCTGCATTCAATGTGGATGCGTACGCCAAGGCTCTTGCGGATCTGGTTGAGGCCGGTGACGACGCCGCGTTTACTCAGCTTACGCAGACCATCCCCGAGGGTCAGGAGGCTGCGGTAAACGACGCCCTGACGGCAGAAATGTCGGCTCGTGGGCTGGGAGAAGCGGAGGCCGCGCCTGCGGAAGCCGCGCCCGAGGCTCTCACCCCGAACACCATCGAGGACTACGTTCGTAAATTTGAAGCCATCCGCAATACAAATGTGGACGAGGCAATTCGTTTGTTTAACGAAGCGCTAGACAAGTTTGGCGAGGATGAGTGGAATCGTGTTTATAAAGCCTCTGGTACCGAAGTCGCGGATCAAGGGCAGCCTGCGCCCCCGGGCGTAACGCCGGAAGCTGCGCCCGAGGCAGCACCTGAGCCGACCGAACCCGAGGCCCCGGCAGTTACGGCGGAAGATTACCGCGAAGCCATGGTGGCCGCTGCTGAGGCCAATGACCCAGCGGCTCTTGGCAGGATCGTTACGGATGCCCTCAAGAACAACATTCCGATTTCGGAAGTCCGGGCGATTGTTCAGTCGTTGCCCCCGATTCAAGGCGACCCTCAAAAGGCTCAGCAGTTCGCCCCTGACCTGTCACCTGCGGGTGAACGGGTGTACCGAGCGATTCTGGCTCAGGTAGCCAACGAGTTCCGTGGCATGGCGATGCTGGACGATACTGCCATTCCCCGGTATCTGAAGCGGCTTTCGAATGCCATTGTTGACCCTGCACTTCGTAAGGCGGTCATGACACTGGCCAAGCGAGCCATCGAAGCCGTGCGAGCGGAGGCGAGGGTTGCGCAAAGCGTGCCCAAGGCGTCCCGTCTGGATGAGATGGCGCAAGCCAGTACGGAGAACGTACTTGATTTGCTGCCTCGGCTGCAAGGCGTGAGTTTCGAAACCGCCGTCGCACAGGTTGAAGCCTACCGCCGCGAACAGCAGCTACAGGAAGTGGATCGTATTCGGGGCATTTTCACTCGGGCAAGCGGCATTCCGGATCGCATTCGGGATCAAGTGCTGCGGTTGCTCGACCCAAATAACGACGACCTTATCAATATTGCCGAGGCAATTGGTACGGGCGACATCAAAATTATTTCAAAGGAAGGCCAGCCGCAGCGGGCCAAACTAAAGATTGATATTGACAAGGCTCTTACGTTTAGCAAGTCCGAGCGGCTACCTGCTGTAAAGACTGCGTTGAAGGATCTGGAAAAGACTTTCAACGCGGTCATGGTGCGGGGAGGCGCGGACAGCGATGACCTTGTGGCCGCGCTGTGGCAACTGAAGGCCCGGCAACAAGAAGGTAATACCTACCGCTTGCCGTTCTCTACCGACAACGTTTTCAGTTCGCAGCGTGGGTACGGGCCGGGCTTGATTCGCCTCGATGATGACTCCCTGCAAGCGATTGTCGATGCCGATAATCCAGAAACGCAGGCTGCTCGATTGGAGAAGGCACGTACACAAGTTGGGGGTTCTGCTACCCCGGCTGAGCGGATTCAGTGGACAACCCGTCAAATAGAGGAAGAGAAGTCGCAAGCCGCCGCCGCTCGTTTAATCTTGGAATACCGCCAGTTCTTGGACGACCTGCTGCCGACTGAAACCGAGACCACGTTCGATGCCATCGAGGTTCCCGAGCCGGGCGAGTTGCCTCCGGGTGCCCAGATGGAAGAAGGCCCCGAAGTGATGGAAGCGCCCATGCCGCAGCGGGCTCCGGTCCCGGGCGCGTGGTGGCAGTCCCGAATGCAGGCGCTGATGGACGAGCGGAACGCCAAGCGCCAGCAGCGCGAAGCCATGGCCGGCAATGCTCGGGTACCTATGGCCTTCAGCGGGCGTCAGTTCCCGCCCGGATTCTTCGCTCGCTGGAACGGCAACCGCAATCCTGAAAAGTCCTTCCTTGAGATCGGCACCGTCGAGGACGAGGGCTCCAAGACCGTCGGCAAGCTCAATGTACTCACCAACCCGAACGACGACGGTGTGCATCCGTGGCGTTACGTGGATGGGACGGGCAAGAAGACGTACGGCGCAATGACCCCGGAGGAATACGGCAAGCTGTCGGACGACCTGTACGAGGGCGGCGCTCAGGACATGCAGCAGGCGGCGTATATGGACATGCTGCGGCAGCGCCATGCCACCGCCCAGATGCAGGCGCAGTCGGACAACCCGGAAGTCCAAGCTGCGATTGGCCGAATGAAGGCCGCGTTGCAGCGGTACATGCCCGGCTTCCTTGCCTTGGTGGGCATCGGCGCTGCGGCGTTCGCGCCCGAGGGCACGCTGCCCGCGATGCTGCTGGCGGGCACGGTGGGCGCAGGACAGCCTGACTCTGTGGACTTGTTCAAGATGTTGACTACGGCTGAGGGCCGAGCCGCCATCAAGAAGGACTTTACGCAGTTCTACACCGACCTGCGCGTTATCGCTCAGGCTGCAAGTAACATCCAGACCCTTCGTCCTGACCTTTTAAAGGCTCGACCCAGCGACAACTTCAAGGCGTGGGCGGCCACGTTCCGTGGGTTGCTGGCTGCAAAAGAGGGCCGAGCCTTTGCGCAGGCGGTGCCGACGGCTGCACTGGAAGGCGTGTACGCGGACTACGACTTTAATCACGCGTTTGCGGTCAAGCCTGTACTAGATCCTACAGATCCGAGCTCGGCGAAGCCATTGCCGTTGTACAAGCAGCCTCGGGAGCTTTTCCCGACATTTCCTCCGGCAGACCAACTGCCCGATCCTGCGGAAACCTCGTACATACCGGGGAAGCGCGGCGCAGAAGACGCAAAAGACGATATTGACAGGGCGATGGGCAGCATCCGATCCGCACAATGGGTTTTGTCTGGCGTTAAAAATCGTCTTGAAAACGACGATAAGCGTGCTGAGAAAAGCCGTCAAAAACTCGGCGAAGCCATTGCCGTTGTAACCGCCAAGTACGGTATTCCAAGCATACAGCGACCCGGTTCGATAGATGCGTTTCGTCGTCTTGTTGTGGCAACCATACAAAGACGCCCCGATGTGATGCTGGGGCTTGAACGGTTTGGTGTATTCAGAAGCGCCATGGGGCTTTCCCAGAGTCTGTATCTTCTCCCAGAAGACCCAGCGCTGGACGACGTGGAGGAGTCCGCGGTTGCCCTGTGGAATGCATTTCAAGGTATCGATCTTGATCCGAGCACGCTTAAGATCGAAGGAGGCGCAGAAGTAGCAGCGGGGGATTTCATTACGCGCCTCGCCCGCGCTAAGCAGAGTCTGCCACCTTCTATAAACCTTGGGTCTGCTGACCTTCTGGGCCGCATCAAGAAGGTCGCGCAGGACCTGCAAGATTTAGACACGTCGGCCCTTGGGGAAGTCACTCGTAGGAATCTTGTAAACCAGATCAAAGATTGGCAAGCATTGGCGAGTATTGCGGATGTCATGGCGCCTGTATTGGAGGTCGCCGACGCCCTCAAGGGCACTGATTTAGCGCAAATGCATACTTGGCCGGCTGAGCGCGAACTTTTACTCAAGCAAGCGGAACGCGCTGAATCGGAGTTGCAACGGGCTCGAAACACGTTACTTGACATGTTGACAAGTTCAAAGGTTTTGGGACGTTACGCAAATCCAGATCGGATCGATCCTCGCCAGACTGTACCTGCTCATACTCGACCTGTTCTTTACCACAACACCACCCTAGATGGTTTTATCACTATGGCGGCATTGGGGGAGATGGGAACACTGGAGCCCGGGAACCTCGCATATGGCCATAGCGGTATGGCGTTTGTGCCCCTTGTGACACGAAGCCAAAAAGAAGAAGAAGTGACTCAGTTGGGACTGGTATCTATGTCCCGTAGGGCTAAGTTCTTGGCGCCGGGACTCGATAAAAGACCTATCCGACTTCGATTTAATCGGGATTCCTTAGCTCAGACCTACCCCATCACTGCTTACGAGTGGTACCGGCCTAAAATCCAAAGCACTACTTTCGCGTCTGAGAAAGCATCTCGGCTGTTTGAAAACCTAGCGAGACGAGACTCGGGTCTTTTATCGAGAGAGGAACTTGAGGCGTATCGCAATAGTACCGCAGCCGAACGCGCACAGTTGAATACTCCCGTGTCCTCTTCAGACATGGGCGATTACTTGTGGAAGGTCGCGTTTGAGGGGTCCGGACTTCAAAAGCCGACGCCGGAGGAAGCGGCAAGGATTGCGGAACAGCGCCGCGCTTTAGAGGCAGAGTATGTTTACCCTAACATGAACATGCGCGATGCCTTTAAAGTAACCACATGGGATGATATAAAGTGGGCTCGAATGAGCCAACTGAAGATTACAGACCAACTTGATACAAATATGCAATCCATTCTAGAGGCTGCGGCACAAGGCAAGACTCACAAGTACGCACCTGCGCTGTACGATTTGCTTGTTGCCTACATGGGTATGCCTAATTTTTCTACCGCACAGTATGCGCTGGCAATGCCATACCTGACTTCGTACCTAGATCAGTTAGCGGATCAGGCAAATATGCCTCGCGTGTCAGACCCCGCGTTCTTGGCTAAGTATTATCGACCGGGTGAAGCGCCCCCGATCGCGAAAACGATCATTTTAGAATACGCCAATCAGCTTGACCCACCTGTAAAGATGCCGCCTCAAATGGGACGGTATCGAGGCGCAGGTAAAATGGAATTGCGGAACGAAATTAAACAAGAGCGCGAAGCGCTGGAAAAGACCGGATATCGCAGGAGCAAACTAAAGTTCATCCCGGGCACGGAAAAAGATGAAAATCGGCGCGAGGCGGAGGATGCTATTCAAGGTCCAATTATGAATTGGATGCAGCACGTGGAAGGCATTGACATGCCACGGGCTGAGTACGATTACCTACGGTCAGAGTACGACTATCTGAGTCAAAAGGCGAACGACCCAAACTTTGGAGCACTGCCTGACACCACCCGTAATAAGATTTTAGCCAACGCGAACGGCATTTTCCAAATTCTGACTCACCCGGGACTGCGGGTGTCGAAGAAAAAGGAAGACATCGGCAACCTGTTTGCAGCCGCTCCTGTCGGATTGGCAGGCGCGGAGGGAGCGGGTGTCGAGGGCCTTGCCGTGGGTGGAGCCGCCTTTGCGTACGCGATGACTCCATATCTGGCGTCCGCTGTGGAGGCTGTCAACAATACGGCTTACATGCGGAAGTTGGAATCCGACCTTCGGGCTTCAGCCGCCCCAGTTACTCCTCCCAGTGCTTCCCCGGCGCTGGCTGCGCCATTGCCTCGTACGCGGCTGGTGTCGCCTGTTGAATCCGTCACGGCAGACCCTGCGGTGGAAGCAGCATTGCAACAAGCACAGGCTACCGCACCGAAGTCCGCAGCAGCACGCGCCGCCCGGATGGTAGCAGGCGCGGCGGAGCGGGTGGCTTCCCCCATCCTGCGGTCGGTTGCGGGTATCAACCGCATTGTGCGCACGCTGGGCGAGACAGCGGTCGCCAAGACCTTGAGCCTGTTCGGTGCCAAGCTGAGGACCGGAATCAACCCCGATACCTTGCGGTCAGAGACAGGCACGGCTGTGGCAGATGCCATCGGTCGGACTGCTGATGTCATGCAGACCCTTGGGTCCAATCTTTGGAATGCCGCGACGGGCCGTCAGGGGCTGACTGTCCCGAAGGTGCTAAACGACGTGCGCGACCAGATGCACCGGATGATGGCCGCAGGTGAACAACAAGCGGTCCGCATCGAAGAGTATCTGGCCACAACCTACGACACGAACACCCGGGCGTTGCTTGAAACTATCCTTGATGCGGGGGGCGACTTGCCCCAGCCGTACGCTTCCGACGATGTGCTGAAGGCATTCGTCGCGTCGCTTCCGACAATGGCCAATGACTTGCAGACCATGGGCGTACTTACCAAGGACCAGATTGCCCGTATGGACCGTTTGATGGTGCGGTCAATGTCGAAGCGCACGCCGGGGGATGTAGCCCCGATTCGGGATGCTCTGCTCAATCTGATTGATGCGGCCAAGGGTCAAGCCGGGCCGCCCGATCAATCCAAGTTCTGGATGGCGCGGGGCAATCGGCAGAATATTCCTATCGCGGAGTTCAACAAGTACGCGGGTCGCGTTGTCGATCCCGTGACGGGCAAGGTGTCGTACGACCCGTGGCAGGTCATTCAGGCCACACCGGACACATTGACGCTGCGGAACTCGACGGGCACTGTCACGGTCAGCAACCAGTTCGACAAGGCTACGGGCGAGATCGAATCCGCCAACTACGTCCGGTACAACCCGAAGACCAAGCAGTACGAGAATCCGTGGACCGAGATTCGTGGTGACAAGTCTGTGATGACTGCGGTCCGAGATTGGACTCCGGCAGAGTTGGATAACTACGGCATTGTCCGCGACATCTCCACGGCAGCTTTCAAGACGCTTTCGATGTGGAACAAGTTCACGGCCCGAGGCGTGATGTACGACTTCATTGCCAACAATCCGACCATCGACGGGCAGATGATCGCCATTCCCGCCAATGCTGTTCGGCGGTCGCAGGATCTGCAAGGCGGCGAGCAGAACTGGAGTCCGCCACTGGGCAAGGAGTGGGGCGCGTTGCAGGGCTTCCGCGTGCGCAAGGACGTGCTGGAGTTCGTGTCCAATGCGCAACAGGACGGCCCCATCCTGCAAATGCTGGAAGCGTCCAGCCGGGAATACAAGCGCACGCGCACGACGCTCAGTGTCAGCTATGCGATGAACAACTTGCTGGGTAACGCCGCCATGTTGATGCTGAACGGCGGCCATTTAAGTGCGGTGCCGGAGGCAATGGGCATCCTGCTTGACCGGGGCGACCTATTCTTGGAGCTTCAGCGCAACGGCGGGTACGAAGGCACGACCTTCCAAGAGATGGTTCGGGAGCGTCAGCGGGCTGGCACCAATCTTCCTAGCCTTACCGAGAAGACGATGGACTTCGTGGGCGGGGCGATGGACCGAGCCACCAGCGGCCTCATCAAGGAAGTCAACAGCCGTCTTGGAGGCAAGCCGCAGACCGCCGAGAACATCATGGCGACGATCCGGGATGTGGCCAGCACCGCTAACCCCACAGTCTTCAACAAGTTCGTGGACGACTTGTTCCGCACAGCACTGGCAGTCAGCGTGCTGAAGGAAGGTGGTTCCGTCCAAGGCGCTGCCCAGCGCATGCGGGAAGATATGTACAACGTGATGGTCCCGCGCACATCAGCGGGACGACTCGCCAACGCAGTATTCCCGTGGGCGTCGTACCCGATGTGGGCGATTTCCAATACGCCTCGCGTCTTCTTGCAGAACTGGCACGTGGCCGGCGTCAACACCTTGATGGCGGCAGCGGCGGCGGCCTTGACCGAGGCGCTGGCGTTTGGCGAAGAAGATGAGGAGGAGCGCAAGCGGCGGCGTGCCGCAGAAAAGGCCAGCGCCTATAACCAGACCAACATCCCATTCCTGCCGGAGCGTCTGTATCTTGGCAAGGACGTGACGATGGAGTTGGGCACGGCCAACCCGTTTGAACCCATTGCTCAAACAATCGAATTGGGCCGTCGATTTGCCGAGACTGGCGACCTCGGGGAGGCAATGGGCGCCTCGCAGGGCTTCCGGTTCCTGCCTGTACGTCCCTCTGGTCCGATTGTCGGTGCTGGGTTGCTGTTCCCCGGGGGTCGTAATCCAATGCAGCCGGACAAGCCTGCCCCGTCGGGACTGTCGGACTGGGCGTCATTCGCGGCTGAGGCAGCGTTCCCGAATCCGACCACGATTGCCCGTGGTCTGATGCGGCAGAACCTGCTGGGTGAACAGCCAGAACTGGAATCAGATGTGGCAGGTATTGAGCAGCCCAGCGGCCCCTCGGCAGCCCTGTTGCGCGGCCTTGGTCCCTTCAAGACGCGGAACTACGAGCGAGATGTAATGGGTCAGGTGGGTGCGCTGGGTCGCATCGAGAAGGAGATTCAGTTCCGGATCAACGATATCAACAACCGACTGAAGAACCCACAAAGCAAGAATCCACTGTCGCCCGAGGAGTACGAGACCAAGTACATGGACCTGATTGACCTGAAGATGCGACTTCAAGCGCCGATTTACGCTAAGCTGGAGACGCTTGGTGCCATGACTGGCGGTGGCTCGTCTGGCGCGATTCGACAAGGGCTTGGTACTTCCCCGCCCGGCCCTTCTCCGTTAAGGTAGAAACATGTCCGACGAAGCATTGGTGATCACCCGGCAGGAGTGGCAATCCTTGCAGGAGAAGCTGAACCGTATCGAAGCCGCCATAACTGGCGGCCTTGATGGGGCTAGCGGCGGCCTGCGCGGGCGTGTGGAAGGCATCGAGCGTGAAGTGTCGGCGGTACGCGCACAGGTTGCAGCGCTGGAAGAAAGCCGCCGTTGGGTTGTGCGATTGGTGTCGGGTGCGGTTCTGACCACGGTGGTATCGGCAATCATTGCCGCCATTCAGATGATGGGTAAGCACTGATGGCCAAGCTGTCCGAGAACTTTGGCCTGCACGAGTTCCTTGCCCACGACGATCCGAACAAGCCTGACCTCGTGGCCATGCGGTATCTGGCCCAGCTTTGCGAGGATGTGCTGGAGCCTTTGCGGGCACACCTGAAGTCGCCTATCATCATTACGTCCGGGTTTCGGAGCCCGAGCCATAATGCCAAGATCGGCGGTGCCAAGAACTCCCTCCACACGACAGGGATGGCTGCTGATATTGCTGTTGGGCAGCTTGATAAGCAGATCCGTGTGGCTGCATTTCTGTCAAAGATTCCAGAAGTCGGCGGCATCGGTTTGTACGAAGCCAAGGGCATCATCCATGTTGATATCCGCCCCCACGTCGGTGTCCCGGCGACGTGGCTGGAACGCGCCGATGGCAAGTATGTTCCCCTACCCCTGACACTCAAGGCCCGTATCAAGCTGGCCGGAGGCAAGGTCTGATGGATATTGGAAACCTGCTGGCCAGCGGTGTGATGTGGTTGGTGCAGCAGCCCGCAGTTCAGGGCGCGGCTGTTGCAGCGGTCACGGAAGTGGTGAAGAAGTCCCCGGTAGGGCCGACTGGTGGGCCGGGTATTCGTGCGGTAGCTGCTGTGCTGGCTATCGCATCGGCGTTTGCGTCTGCGGCTGCCGCAGGCGACGTGAAGGCCGTCGATCCTGCCGTGGTCGGGGAACACCTGACCGAGGCCCTGTCGGCGTTCCTCGCGGCTGTGGGTGCGTGGCAGTTGGCCACCAAGAAGCCCAAGCCCCCGGCTGCGGAGGAGCCGGTCATCAACCCCTCCTGATGGCCGGCACCGCCAAGAAGACCAATCCCGCCCTGTGGGAAAAGGCCAAGGCCCAAGCCAAGGCCAAGATGGGCGGCGAGCATAGCGCCCGTGCGATGCAGCTTGCCGTCCAGATGTACAAGAAGCAGGGCGGCGGTTACGTCGGGGCCAAGTCGAAGGACAACAAGCTGTCCAAGTGGACCCGCGAGGACTGGGGCTACAGTTCCAAGAAGCAGGAAGGCGAAGGCCGGTACCTGCCGAAGAAGGCTTGGTCCAAACTGAGTGCGGGCGAAAAGGCAGCAACCAATGCCGCGAAGAAGAAAGGCACGGCAGAGGGCAAACAGTTCGTCCCGCAGCCCAAGAAGATCGCCAAGAAAGCAGCGGCGGTCCGCAAGCGGATTCCGTGATGAGTACCACGATGAAGACCCCGCCGATTCCTGTGCCTGACGGCTCGGCGGGGTCTTGTCGTCCTTCTCTGCGGCTTACCGCGCCCGCCCTGATAGTTGGAAATCGTCGGCAGGGACACAGTTCGTCGGACAGCACAAGGATAGCATAGATGCCTAAGAAGAAGCCCACGGCGGCGGAAGTCTACAAGAAGTACGACGCCCGCACGAACAAGAACATGGCGGAGCATAACGCCAAGGGCGGCAGCGTGCGCCAGCCTGTGCGAAACGCTGCCGGTGCCAGCACAAATGACTTGTATGACCGGGCCAAGTTCGGTTATCGTAAGGCAGTACAGGCTCTGAAGGGTCAGCCGTTGCAGGACAAGAACGGCAACCCGACCCCGGCGGCGATGCAGTTCAAGCGGTGGGATTACCCCATCCCCAAGAACAGCGGCGACTTGTCCAAGATCAAGGCCCAAGCGGAACGGGCCAAGCTCAAGTATGGGCCGAAGCCCAAGGGGAAGAAGTAATGGCTAAGAACATGCCGCCTGAAAAGCCCGCTGCCAAGAGTGCGCCGGCAAAGCCTGCTGCAAAGAGTGCGCCGGCAAAGCCTGCTGCAAAGAGTGCGCCGGCAAAGCCTGCTGCAAAGAGTGCGCCGGCAAAGCCTGCTGCAAAGCCTGTTGCCAAGAAGTTGCCTACGGCGACAGCTAAGGCACTTAAGTCACGCATCAGCAAGATGGAGAGGACCCGCGCCTACATGCCCGCAGGCCCAATCGGACAGGAAGAGATTCAGAAAGTACGTCTTGAGCCGGTGGGAAAGCGCAAACTCACTAAGGGCGAATTTTCTGATTATTCGCCTACAACCGGCAAGCCAGTAACTGTTAAGCCGCTTAAGGCCCGTGCGCGGGCAGCGTCTGAGCCAGCGATGGTCAAAAAGTTGGATCGTTTGATCGGCGGCACCCGTCCGGGCAAGCCTAGAAAATTTGACGTAACCGGAGACAAAATGTTTAAGGAGCAATTGCTAAAGCGCAAGGATACTCGCCCGTATATCGAGCAGGAGTTTGACAAACTAAAGTATGGCCAAGGGGAATATGACCCCAAGACGAGGAGTATGGCATACGGATTGCGGCCTGAGACGAAGAACATCGACAACGACACCCTGCGGAAAATGGCTAAGGAAAACGCCGCGACCCGGTGGATGAAGGAGTTGGGGCTACTGAAGTCACGCCCGTCTGGCGGCGGTGGCGGCGGTGGTGGCGGTATGGGTCCCGGTCGTATGGGCAAGCCCCAGCCCCGTCCGTGAGGAGTAACGAAATGCCCGGTAAGAAGATGCCGCCCAAGAAGGGCCTCGGCCTGATGATCATGATCGGCATGGGCAAGCCCAAGGGAAAGATGGGCAAGCCGATGAAGGATGACGACGAGTCGCCGGCCATGGAGCGCAAGGAAATGGCGATGCTGAAGAAGGCTATGAAGAAGCCTATGGCAAAGAAGCCGGCAGCCAAGAAGCCGGGTGGGATCAAGACAATGCCGAAGGGCAAGCCCGGCTCGGGCTCGCAGGGGAGGGGATACTGATGTACGGCAAGGCTGGCAAGATGCCGAAGATGAAGAAGGACAAGGGGATGCCTGCGGTGTCCTCGTCCAAGCCGGGCTCGACCCCTGAGCAGGGCACGATGTACCGGATGGGTGTCGCCAAGATGCCCAAGGAAATGAAGATGAACGGCAAGCCGCGTCCCGGCATGGAAATGTAGGGATGAAGGCCAAGAAGGGAATGGGCTTCAAGGCGGCTCAGAAGGGCATTGCCAAGAAGCAGGGCATCTCGATGGACCGAGCAGGTGCTATTCTGGCTGCCGGGGCACGCAAGGCCAGTCCTGCTGCCAAGAGAGCCAACCCGAACCTGATGAAGGTCAAGGGCGTCAAGAAGGGTAAGTGATGCGGATCATCTGCACCGGCATCGGTAAGGGCCACGACCAGCAGCCCGGCACGCTGCGCATCTCGTTCGAGGATGTGCTGCCGCCTTACGCCACGGTCCTGACCCTTACCGTGCCGACTGCCGATGTCGGGAAGTTTCAGGTCGGGGCGTTCTACGACCTGCCCGAGCCCGTCATCGCAGCGCCTGCCGAAGCGTGAAGCTCTACGCCAGCGCCAAGGGGGAGCGACGACTCCACATCGTCAAGGACTTGCATGGTCCGGCGCTGTGTGGAGAGCGCCCACCGGCGGGCTGGCATCAGGGGCACTTGCGCCCGCCCGGGGGTGACTGGAAACTCTGCGCTCGATGCTCTCGTGGTCAGCCGTCTGGATCACGGTCGTCAGAAACACCTTCCCCGATAACGCCACCAGCCCTTCGCCGTAGATGATGGCGGGCTCGTTGCTGCCGGGGATAGCCTGCTGGATGTAGATCATTTGGCTTTGCCTTTCGGAAGTCCGAGGGGATTGGCGCGAACGACTTCAAGAATACGCTTGCGATCCGCGTTGGACTGTGCAAGCGGGGTGTCGGCATACGCGGCGGCCATTACTGCCAGATTGAAGGCGTCGCATTGGTTGTCGTCTTCAAAGCGAAAGCCCCACTCGTCAAATGTTGATACTGCCATGACAATCTTGTCAGCGGCTCCGTTGCCTGTTGTCCATTTCTTCAAGACGTTAGGCGGTACGACGATGTACGGTATGCCTTGTGTATACAGCCACAGTCGAATGACGCCGCCCAACTCGCCCAGATAGAACTGATTATTCTTGCTTCCGAACGAATAGCCTTCGATGGCGGCGTGCGTAATATCGGTACCAGCTAGAGCTTGGGCCAATGCCGATTGAATCCATTTGAGGCGCGGCGTTTCTTTTAGGGCGGGCGGCGGGGATAGCGTCGTGATCTTGGAAGCGGTCACGTCGTCGGGTGAAACCAACGCTAGCCCGGTTGCTCGCAATGAGAGGTCCAGCCCTACGAACGACATCCTCGTACTCCTTACACTCAGGACAGTCTTGCGCCGTTACGATGCGGGCACCACAGCGATCGCACCACGCAAGTAATCGGGCGGTGGCGTTCGCCAACCGTTTGCGCCAGTCGATAAGAATGACCTCCCGCATATCCCAGATGATGTGCAGGCACTCGACCCGACCGCAGTACGCCAGCCCCGTCAGCGGTATTCGCTTGTCGGCGGGGCTTAGACGGTAGGGTGCGGGGGCGTTCCGCACGAGTTGATGGCAACCCGGGCAGACTGGTATCTGACCAAACGCGGAATCGAGCCATTGCTGATAAAGAGCTTTCAGGGTCACGCCAGACCTCGCTGCGTGAGGTGGCGCAGTACACCGTCCACATCAGCCGCGAAGTCAGGGTACAGCGCATACAGCCGCTCGCCGCGCTGGACGCCCCGGATGGAGTTTGAGATGTTCTTGGTGAACAGGACCGCCATTTTCTCGTGAGGAAGATTGGTCAGGTTCTTCAGAACCAGCATCGCCACCGTCCGCATATGCACGTAGGGGGCGCGTTGGCTTGTGCCGTACAGCAACAAGGCCGCCGACACATCGAAGTACTCGGCCACTCCGCTGACAATCTGGAGGTACTTGGCAAACTCCGGGTGAGCCTTCAGGTGTTCTTCGCGGTACTGTTGCCAATGGTCGGCACAGTACGTCAGGTAAACCGGAGGCTTGTCGCAGAAGTAGCAAGGCTCTGCCATAAGCCGCTTGGCCGTGCTGTCGTCGTAAACCCGTTTGGCGTGGCACTCCTTGCAGACGCTGCGCACCGTGTAGGAGTTGTTGCCTGCACGGTAGAACTCCGTGAGTTCCAACTCGCGCTGGCACTTCTTGCAGACCTTGCGACCTTGCCGCGCTTTACGGGGTGATGAGGCTGGCGAGTCCATCCAGTTCCTCCCGAATATCCAGTCCTGAAATCTCGTTGCCGACGACATCCCAGCCGTCTACCATCGACCTCCCAAACAACTCCAGCTTGCGGAGGTCCGGGTACATCTCCTCAATGCGCTGCCGCACCGTCTCAGGCTTGGCGCTGTGCCAAATCTTGCCGTCCTTGCGCGGGTGCGGCTCGATGATCACGCTGTCCACCAGCCGCTTGCGTGGCGTCAAAGGCTTGCCTTTGAAGGCGATGTAAACATCTTCTGCGTTGCTGGCGGTGGTGTAGCCCGGCCCCCGGAACGTGCCGCCGTTCGGGTAGGTCTTGACCCACACGAAGGCCCGGGTGCAGTACCGGAAGCCCCACCGCTCGATGACCTGCTGCGTCAGGTACAGTCCCTTGGACGGCGTGGCCCACAGGAACAGGACGGCTTGGTCATCCAGCAAGGGTGCCAGATTGTTGACCAGACCCATGATGTCGCCGTCGGTCATCACGGGGTACTGCCCATGAACGCCACCACCGAACTTGGTGTCGGTGTGTACGGCCCGCTGGTTGAATGCCCACGGCGGGTCCGCATATACAAGCTGATACTTCACCTGACCTCCGTGACTTGTTTGATGGCAGCCTTGAGGAGGTCTGCAATGATGGGCTCCGCCAAGATTTCTTCCCGGCTGATGTCCCACATCACGCCTGCCTCGCCCAGCTTGCGGGCAATCGTTACCGCCTCAGACCGCTGCTGGAACGGCCCGCAGATACGGGTCAGCGACTCCTCGTGCGTGACCTCGTACCCGAACCAGTTGGACTCCGTAATCAACAGGCCCGGGGTCGAACAAGTCCACGCGCCAACCTTCGCCGTGCCTCCATCAACGAGCGGCACCTCCACGTATCGTGGTGCTTTCATTCTGCCTCCTACGCAAGAAGTTCGTACACCTTTGCCGGACCAAGGCTCATCAGCATATCGAGGGCGCCTCGGACCAGTTCTGACTTAGATACCTTTACACCGTGCGTCAGGCGCAAGTCAAGTAGCAACTGCTCCATACGCATGTCTAGTTCCTGCGGGATGTAGTAAGTGGCCCGCATGTTCAGGGAACCCGCCTCGAAATCCGAAGACATGGCAATCTCCTTCCTGTCTCGTTAGTGTATCACATGCGTGTACGGTTGTCTAGCATAACATAAACGCATGCTAGGCGCTGCACAGGCGGTCCACCGTATCCGCAAGATCAATGCACTCGATGCACATCTGGTCCTTGCCGCGCTCGCTGGGCCGCTCGCCGCAGGCTTGGCAAGGCGCGGGCGGCTTCCGTGTTTCCCGCAGCCTGTCCCGAATGGCAAGCCGCTTGCACTCAAGACATACAGCCCTATCGTACGCCATCTCGACTTCCTTGCTGGACTTGCCGCAATGAATGCAGTTGTAAACATTCTTGGCACGGCGAGCCGCTACCTGTTTGGCGTGGCAAGGCTTGCACAGGCGACCGCTTTTCAGGTTCTTGGTTGCGCCACAGACATTACACGCCCTGCCTTGCGGCCTCGATTCTGGCTGTTGCGATCGCTGCGTATTCATCCGATAGTTCAAATCCGACAAAGTTGAATCCTTCCAATACCGCCGCCTTGCCGGTGCTGCCGGACCCGGCGAAGGGGTCCAGCACCGTACCGCCCGGCGGCACAATCATCTTGGCCAAGTACCGAAGCAAGGCCGTGGGTTTGACCGTGGGGTGGTGGTTGCGGCGCTTTGTCACGCTACCCAGCGAGCCGTCATTGCGCCCCTTCATCCCGCCCGCAGGTCGGGCGTCGAAGTCGTCCAGCCCCTCGTCGCGGTCCTTTGCTGTCGCCTTGCTACAGAAGAAGAATCGGGCAGCGGACCCGAAGTCGGTCACGCCAGTCTGGAACTGCTGCACGGTCTTGAGGTCGCCCTTCTCGATAAATCGAAAGCCACCATCGAGCTTCTTCATCCCGACTTGGCCCTTCACCTCGGGGAACAGGTCTACGACTTCCGCGCTCCCGTCGTGCAGGATGTTGGCTGGCCATCGACCACTTACGTCGGGCACTCTGCACTCGTCGATGTTGATAGCCCCCGTGCCAAAGATGTTTACATTCTCCTCGACAGTAGCAAACAAGGGCTTCCGAGCAAGAAGAATCGGCTCGTAGGCGGGCTTCAGCGCGGTGCCCCAGCCCTGCCAGTCGCCGCCGAGGTTGCGGGATTTGGGGAACCCGCTTGAGTACACCCACATCAGGCAGTCCCTGACTTCGAAACCCGCATCCTCGATAGCCACCGCGACCCGGTGGTACGTGCGCGTTGCCCCGAATACCAGCATATGAGCGCCGGGCTTCAGAACTCGCAGCACTTCCCGCCACAGATCCCGACTGAACGCGATGCCCGTCGAGTCCCAGCCCTTGCCCATCATCCCGATTTCGTAGGGCGGGTCGGTGATGACAGCATCAAGACTGTCAGACTCCAACCACGCTAGACCATCACGGCAATCGCAGTTCAGGATCATCAGTCCTCCAGATGAGCGTGTTCCGCTGAATACTGGCAGACGAGGGAGCAGTATCGGTTGTAGGTGCCGACCATCTTCTCGAAGTCAGTACCGCACCACAAGCACTGGTCAGTTTCCACGAAGCAGTTTCCTCAGTCGGTCGATGGTTTCCGCGTCCTTGTCCATCTTGATCAAGTACGCGCCTTTGAAGCGAAGGCAATGTTCCCACTCCTGCAATGCCTTCTCAAGCGCGGCTTCGAGGTCTTCGACGCGCTCCATCAGGTGTTTGATCTGTCCCACTTATCCGTCCTTGAGCGTCTCGTCCAATCGAATCTCCGCGCCCCGGAGGGCCTGAAGATTCACGGTCGTTGGGTGCAGCGCCCATTCTCGCATGGCCTCGATGACCGCCATAGCCGCTGTGAACCGCGATTCCAGAATCGTGATGCGGAAATCGTCCGCCTCTTTCATCTGGGCAATCTGAGCCAGTGCGTCGCTAATCACAGGATGCTCCTTCCGAGTCCGCCAATCCAAACGGAGGCTTCTGCCTGAAACTTCTCAGACGCAGCCAAGCTGCGGGCTTCCGCCATCAGTGCCCGCAAGAACCCGTCGTAGCGGTAGCTGTCGCTTTCCAGCCAGTCCTCGAACTCCTCTTGGTCAGCATCCGTTGGGAGGCCCATACCAGTCACGTCCAGCACCATCCGAACCCGCTTGAGGTACACCCCATTCCCCACGTTCACTGGTACAGGGAAGTCCACGAGGGTGCTGTATTGCCGGTCTGGGCGCTGCTCCTGCGTCCCCTCCATGAACACCGTGTATGTTGACATCAGTTGCTCCTTTCGTGATGTCGTAGAAATAAGCGCGACTCGCCTCGGTCGCCCACTTGCCCGTCCCCTCACACTTCCAGACATGACTGTTCACCAAGTAGTCAGGCTTGGCGGCGAACGGGTTGACGATAAAGCTGGGGTCCGCCCAGAGCATCCGGTTGTTCGGTTGCGCGGCGAAGTTGCCGTTCTCAAGCCGGATGATGTGGGCGCACTTGTGTCCGATCTCACCGGGGTTCTCGGCGTACTCGGACCCGTACCAATCGACGGTGAACATGTACTCGCCGTCGTACCACTTGCCGTCCTTCAGGACGGTGCGGCAGGCGGCGCGGGCAAGGTGGCTGTAGGTGTGGACCGCCACGTCGTAGGACATGCAGTCCCACAGTTGCAGGTGGTCCAGATCCTGCTCGGGCGCGGATTCCTTCCAGCACAAGGCGTGGATCGGCAACCGCGCAATCTGGGCACCGTCCTCGGTCAGGACGTGGAAGCCCAGCGCCCGGCCCTGGATGCTGGCGACGCCGAACACGATACAGGGGATATGCTCGCCCTTCTCGCGCACGAGGTCGTACAGGAACTCTGCTCGGATGAACGCCTGAAACACAGGCACGTCAGCGTTAAGGGTACTCACTTGGCTGCCTCCGGTACCGCCGCTGCGTACTTGGGGTGACACCGCTCCAAGTACGGACACACCATCTTCCCGTTGTGACACGGGCTATTGAACG